ATACAAAAGCTTGAGCGCCTTCCTTACTTCCGGCGTGTATTCGTTATCGTTCATTCTCGTTTTCCTTTTCCTCCCAGCAAGGGCTGGTAAAAAATCGAAACCCAGCCCCGCCGTGGAGGGTTAACTCACACAAAATTGTGCAGGCGGTGAACCTTAACCCGCCTGGCTTGGTGAAACTATTTGGCCTCCGCCTGAGCGATGGCTTGCACCAGCGGATCGACATGAGATTTTTTATATTCTGCTTTTTGGGACTCCACCGTCCCACCGAAAAACTCAATCGGCACGTTTTCAGGGTGCGCGTCGTATTCTGCCAGTCGTCCCAATTCCGTCGACAAAGCTGATTTGCAAGCCGCCAAAAGCGCCTCATGGGAATTGACGATCTTTTTTGCCGCGTCATGGTTGATCCAATTTCCGTTTTTGTCCTTGAGCCGATACCATGTCGGCGTATGCTTTGCTTCCTGTGTCATTTTTTTGTTTTCCATTTTTTTAACCCTCCATTTGTTTATTTGATTTTTTTAGGTTTATTAATTCAGTCCAGGTGAAACATGTTCCCTCTTGAATGCAGGCCATTACTCTCGGCCCCCACGTTTCCACTTTATGAAGTTTTCCTGTTTTTTCTCTATACATAATTTTTTTGTCTTTTCTTTCTACTGTGTCGCCTAATTTCATGGTATCAACCCTCCATTAATTATTTACTGCCCTCATATTGTACCCTACCGAGCTGGGTTTGTCAATAAGGTAAATAAATATATTTTTAGACAGGTTTCTCGACGGAAAACCACAAACGACGGGAAAACAAGGGAAACCGAAAGAAGCAAAATAACGTATTTATACGAGCTCAGGGAAGGTACTGGGACATGGTCAAAACCAGCCTTGCCCAAATTTGGAAGCCAAAAAATAACTGTTGACAAGAAATCCTGTTGTGGTAGAATTTTAACCAAGATGCGAAAAGACATTCATTATAATTTTAGGCACCGGTTGAATGAGCCGGCGCATCTTACAGAAGCCTCAGGGTCTCAGGATCTTGGGGCTTTTTGTTTTATGGGCTTCGTTCAAACGATCTTTGCTTGACCCGATCAAAGCGAAAGAAAAGTGTTCGACAAATCTTAGGGATAGCCATGACCTAAGTCCATCACGGGACAATAAGCTTTGCCCTGCTGAAGGCTAAAGATTGATGATGGGAGGTTGGCTAGGGTGAAATCTGTTCAAGCGGTTGAATGAATTGATTAAAACAACAAAATATTTATTTTCCGCCCATCTTCACACGGAAATTTACCCCTTGATTTTCTACCCAAAAATCTGTACTTTTTGAATTATTAAAAAGTCTTAAACGTCAAATGTCTAAAAGGGCCACGGTTAATAATGAGCAAAAAGATCGTTAAAAAAAATTTGAGCCCCTCCCTTTGGTACTGGAAACAAGTGTCCCAGGAAATCTACTGGCCGCTTAAAGTTGACTGGATATTTCGGTGGAAGTAAATCGGGAAACTGGATACTTGGAAGCTTCTGGAAATTGGGCTCAAAGAGGGTTTAATTCTGAGAAGAAAAAAAAATTTCTTGAGCTTGCCCAGGACTACGTCGATAAACATCATAATTTCCCACCAATCCACGACATAACTAAAGCCGTTGGAATAAACTCAAGAACTTTTTATGAGCATCTCTCAATGGATTCGACCTTTAAACAGGCATGGAGAGAAGTTCAGGTGAATCTTCAATCCCACTTCACCCAGGCCATAGGACTTAAGGCCAACACAAAGCAAGGTACTCTTGCTAATCTTGCGGCCCTCAGATTTTTGGAGTCCGGCTCTTGGGTTCCTAGTGGATTAAACCCAATATCTCAAGCCGCCCCTTCAAAACAGTTAATTAACCAGTTTTCAGGGGCAATTGACGCAGAAATAGTACCTGATTTACCGCAATTACCAGATAAAGTTGTAACAGAAAAGCCAGTTGAATGAGTAAATAGGTTGACACTCATGGTTATTGGGTGTTTGTTGAATAAACCATAATTATTATTATCGGAAGTTCAGGAGGAAAAACCTTGAGAAAAGAATTGAAGGCCGGTTCAAAAACCCCCACCCCCCCTCCCCTACTCATGACTAAACCCCCCGCCCGACCGCACAACACAAAAAGGGAATCCAGTAAGGAACGTATTGTATTCAATGCACGATTAGACTATTCGAGGAGAGGATGGAGGAGGTGTTTAAGTGGATGAGCGCGGTAACGTAACTAAGTCGGATGTTGATTTGATACGGTGGCGGTGCCAGAAGGATTTGAAGTTTTTGTGCAAGGCTATATTTGGGTACAAGGACTGGAGTGAGAACCAGCGGTTACATTATGATATAGCGAGGAAGTTGAGGGCGGCGAGCAAGTTCAAGTTATTTTTGATACCGAGGGATCATTTAAAGAGTTCGATTATTACGAAGGCTGGGGCGGTGCAGCGGGTGCTGAACAATCCCGACATCAGGGTTTTGATAGCGAACAACACATGGGACAATGCGAGGAAGTTTTTAGGGAGCATTCAGAAGCATTTAAAGAGGGGTGCGTATCTGAGTTATTATTTCGGCGCCTTTGAAAGCGAGAAATGGAACCAGGACGAGATAGTGATTAAGCAGAGGACGCAGGTTCTGGATGCTCCCACGATAGCGACGACGGGGTTGGAGAAGGAGCAGACAAGCCAGCATTATGATTTGATCATTGCGGACGACTTGGTGGCGCGGGAGAATGTTCAAACGAAAGAACAAAGGGAAAAGGTCAAGGATTATATCAATAGTTTGATGGCTCTTCTTGAGCCTCAAGGAGAATTATGGGTAGTGGGAACAAGATGGAGCCAGGACGACGCCTACGGAGATCTCCTGGAAGAAGGGATATGGGACACGATGATAAGAGGGTGCTACGACACGGAAAGCGCGGAGAAAAGGCCAATCTTTCCCGAAAAATTCAGTTTAGAGAAATTAGACTTTCTAAGAGCGAAGCTGGGCCCCGTCTTATTTTCATGTTGGTATCTGAACAATCCAATTGCAGAGGAGGCCGCCGATTTCAAGTGCGAGCAGATAAGATATTACGAGGCCGGTACCCCTCATCCGTCCGCGTTATATTTGGCGGTCGATCCGGCGATGAGCTTGGGGGCAGACGCGGACTATTCCGCTGGTATTGTTGGGGGTATGTTCGCCGATCGGAGGATCAGGATTGTTGATTATTTTAGGAAAAAGGTAATCCCGTCGAATCTGATTGACGAAATTTTCAAGATGGTGAAGAAGTGGAACCTTCGGCGAGTGGGAGTGGAGACGTTCATGTTCCAGAAGACGTTGAGATACGAGATCGAACGTAAGCAGCGTGAGGAGAATCTTTATTTTTCGATTGACGATTTAGGGAAGCGGCATTCGGGGCGGGGTGAGCCCCTTCTCTCCAAAGAGGCGCGGATCAGAATGATGCAACCTCTCTTTGAGCAGGGGCTTATTGAGATCAGGCGGGACATGACGGACTTTGTGGATGAGCTTCTTTCTTTTCCGCGGGGTCGCAATGACGATCTGATTGACGCGACGGCCTGGCTGATCGAGAAGCTGATCCCGAGCGCGGGCCTTTACAAATCGGGTGACGACGAGAAATATGGGACGATGGATTGGTGGCTCAAGAACCATATGCCGAAGGCGGAGAGCACGATCTACGAACGGTTCATGGCGGATTTAAAATGAGGCACGTATGGGTGTGCGGATGCGGAGCAAAGTTGAATTTATATTTTGCCTGCGGAAGCAGGAAAAAGCAGGAATGGAATAAAAGAAAATTTGTTTTATGGAGAAAAGAACATAAATTTCATTACGCTTATTTATCGGATTTAAAATAGGGGGTGTAGTTATGGGATGCAAAATTAATAAAAGTTTCTGGGGTCTTAACGTTTATGTTGTTTGGTCTTGTGACGTTTGTGGGGCGAGCAGTGAAAATAATCTGATAAACAGGTTTATGCTGGGGCCTTACGCGAACACTTTTAAAGAACAAAAATGGGAATGCTATTGTGACCTATGCCTTATTAAAATGATAAAGCATCAATATCCGGCTAATAAGTTAAGATGATTGAATTCTCGATGCACTCGGTCAGGACGCAGAATATTTTAAAGGGCCACGAGACGGCGGACATCGGCCAAATCTTCTCCAGGCTGAGTGAAGTTCTTGACAAAGAAAAATTCTATGGTACAATTAACATGAAGTTTGAAGCGGGTAAACTGACTTACGTGAACGTAAATCAGGGGTTTACCGTCGTGGATTTGGCAAAGACTTTAAACATATAGTTTTCTAGGGGCACTTAGTTAATAAGGCTCTGTCTCTTCGTAAGAGGAGATGGGGCCTTTTTTTATTTAGGGAGAGAAATGGATTCAAAAGATAAACAGCCGGTCGGTGTTTCAGAAAGCCCGCACTCGGGGCCGGAGAAAGAGGAAGTTGAATCCTGGCTCCGCACCATTGAGAACACCGTCCGGTGGAGAGATTCCATCGGCGACAAGATGGGGTGGAAAAGATTTATAAACGAGTTCAAGAACAAATGGGATTTTCTCCAGGCTTCCGTATCGATTCCCATCGTTCCCATCAACCTCGTTTTCGCCTACGTCAAGACTGAAATCGCCCGCCTTTATTTTAAAGACCCGTGGATCACCGTCAACCCCAAGCGCCACGAGGACATCGGCGCCGCCCAGATCGGCGAGCAGGTGATCAATTATATGTGGACTGATTTGAAACTCAAATCGCAGATCAAGCAGGTCATTCTCGAAGCTTTGCTTGTCGGCCATTCCTGGATCAAGGTCGGGTACGCCGCCGAATTTGGAACAGTTGAATCCCAACCCAAGGAGGAACCGAAACGTGGCCCAGGCCGACCCCCGATCAAGAAATACAAGGAAGTCGAAACCAACGAATACATCAAGTCTGAATCCGTCTTCGCTTATCACGTACCCTACAAAGACATTATCTTCGACCCGTCCGCCACATACCCTTGCACTCACAATGCGCGTTGGATGGCTCACAAAGTGGTCAAGCCGTACCGTGCCGTGGTTCAGTCCGGCATTTACGAACACACCGACGAACTGAAACCCAGCGTTTATATCGACGATCCGAACGTTGTTTTCGACACGCCGGATTCTCTTCAGGAAAGCTTCGGCAAGAACGTCCGGGCGGTCGCCATGTGGGAAATCTACGATCTCGATCATCAGGTGATCACGACCGTTTCCGCCGGCTGTAAATTCAAGTTAAGAGAAATCCCTCTTCCCGACTATTTGAACGGCGGGTTCCCGTTTATCCAGTTCGCTTTCAATCCCGTTCCTGGCGACGTTTACCCATTGTCCGATATTGCCCCCCATGAAGGCCAGATTATCGAACTCATCAAACTTGTTTCAATCGAGTTGAATCACTTAAAACGCTGGAACCGGCAGATGATTATCCCCGCTGGACTATTTACTGCTGACGAGAAAGCGAAATTCAAGGACGCAAATGACGGGGCTTTAATCGAATCCCAGGATCAGAACGTCAAAGACAAAATTTTCGTTCCGCCCTACGCCCCTGTCCAATCCGATATATACGGTGTTTTCAATCAGATATTTCAACTCTGGCAGATGATCTCGGGACAGACTTCGACCGATCAAGGGGGACAGGCCAAGACCCAGACCCGCACTCTCGGCGAACTCAGGATGGCGCTTCAGGGATCGCGGGCCAGGCCGGAAGAGAAAGTGGATGTTCTCGAAGATTCTATCGCCGAAGTGGCGAGGAAGATCATGGTTATCATTCAGAAGAAATACGATCTGCCGAAGCTCGCCCGAATCGTCGGGCCGAAGTCAATCCAGGAGAAGGTGTTGAAGAATTTACAAAACCGTCCGTCTGCCCAACCCATGATGCCTCAGCAACCAGGAATTCAGGGCCAGCCCCAACAGCCTCCCCAGCCCAATCCTCTTGCCAGTCAATCGTTTCAATCAGACTTCGGATTTTCCTGGAACCGAACCGACATCATGGGCGAGATGGACGTGGACGTTCTGGCGGGATCAACGGTACCGATGGACAGGGAATCTCAACTACAAATAATGGAAAAAATGGTTCCGCTCCTCGGAGCCGCAGGCGTGACTCCTGGATCACCGCCCGCCAAAGCTTTCGCCCGCGAGTTCTTAAGGCTGGTCGGGATCATGAGTCTGGAAACGGTGATGGACTTAATCGAAGCGCAACCTCAGACGCCGCCTCCGAAGCTGATGGAAGTACAGGCCAAGGTTCAGGCGAAAATGGCTGAGACCCAGATGAAATTAAAAGGAAAGCAGGAGGAAGAAAAGCTGAAGCTTCAGGGGATGAGAGAGAAGTTGAACATCGACCGCGAGAAAGGGCAGATGGGTATCCAGAAAGACATCGTTCACTCGATTTTAGAGCAATTCAGGGGAAACGGAGAAAAAAACAATGAGCAGATATAAAAAATTGGCTTCGCAGTTTGGAAAGAAGATCAAAGACCCAGGCGCCCATATATCTCATGCGGCGGTTGGTCTTTTAAGAAAGAACCGAAAGAAAAAATCTTGAATGAACTGCGGAAACTGCGGAAATCAAAACGCCAGAATTTGGAAAACGAACGGACTATTGGAGATGTGCGATGGGTGCGGGGCGTCCCCCAGGGGGTTGCCTGATGTTTACTTCAAAGAGCCTTACTGGGATCACCATCTGTCAAGTGAGGATCACCCGGGGCCGAAGTTCATAACGAGCAGGGGAGAGAAGAAGATGTGGCTGGAAAAATGCAATTTAAGGGAGGCGGGTGATCGGGTTCACGGAGCTTCGAGTTTCGATCCGATTTCTCACCGACACGCGATGGAATCTTTAAGGAGGAAATAAAATGGCAAAAGACAAAATGATTAATTCGACGGAATCAGTGAAGGGCGGATCTGTTTTGGGATCGACCCTCAAAGACATGGAAGAACACGACATGAACGTTCTGAACGACTCGGGACGAAAGTCGGGTAAATAAAAATGGCCGTTATAGACGAACTGAAGAATCTGAGAGCCAAAGGCTACGACTCCAAAGATCAGGGGATGGATTCAGGGGAGAAGAATGAAACTCCTCGGATCATCGCTCTGACTGATGATGAGAAGAAAGCCTTTGCGAACTCGAAGCCAGGCGAGGATCTCGCTTGTGAAATGCATGGCAGCCTTGAATCCGACGGCCATTTTCACGTGATGAGCGTGGGGCCGATGGGTGGACAGGGGGGCATGGGCGAGCAGGAGATGGCTGGACAGGTGGCTCAGCGGGTGCAGCCGAATATAGCGCCCAGTCCGAGTTGACGAAAAATTAAATTAAGGGGTGATTATGACTGAACAAGCGACGACACAAGACGTTAATCCGGCAGCGGCGGCTCCGGTAGCAGCCGATCCGTTTTCTTTGGATGAGAATTCTTTGGTTTCTCTCACTCCCGAGCAGCGGGCGGGGCTTGATCCGATTATAGACGGCTGGAAGAAGAAAGCGACCGCGGAGATCACAAGACGTGAAACCGAGACGACGGGTAAGTATAAGCCTTACGAAGACAAGGCCACCGCCCTTGACAAATTAACTCAGTATCAGCCGTTTGTCCAATGGTGGAACGCGGAGCAACTCAAGGCTCAGGCGCAGACGAATCCGCTTCAAGCTCAGGCTATCGGTCAGACCAAACCGACGGATGTTGCCACTCCCCAAGAATGGCAGGACGCGATTGTAGAAGCTTCTCAGGGTGACGGGACGAAGCTTCAGACTCTCCAGGCCAGGATGATGGCGACGTGGGCCACGCCGTTCGTTAAAGAGTTGAAGGATAAACAGCAGACTCTTGACACCAAGCTTGGGATGCGGGATCTGTTTGAAAGCCATCCTGACGCAAAAGAGTTGGACTTGATCGGGCTCGATCCCAAAACCAAGGAAGGGATCAGCTTGTTAGAGACGGGACTTGACTGGGCGGAGAACAACAATAAGTCTATAGAAGAGGGATATGAGCTTGCCAAGCGATGGGCGGATTCGATGAAAGTCACTGAGCAACAGCGGGTGATGGGGATGATCAACGACAAGAAGCAAACGACCACGGCGGGGCCGTCAACATCGACCGCGAACGTCAATATCGTTGAGGTTGGGACGGTGGACGAACTCTTGAAACAGAGCATGGAAGCCCAGCTTTCAGGAAACAAGGACGCAAAATTTGTTTTGAAGAAATAGATTTCCGCCTGGTTTATGGCGGTAAAAATTGTGAAGGGGTCACAATAGTATGGGCTGACAAGCCCAAAGGAGAAGATATATGGCTGTAGCAGATACCATACTATCGTATGGGCCAGCTAATGTCACATCATTGATAGCGACAACCCTATCAACTTATGGCAAGACGTTGGCTGATAATATTCATAAAGCAATTCCTCTTCTGGCATGGCTCACCATTAAAAAAAGGGTCACTGAAGAAGGCGGGGCCACGATTATCCGATCCGTGGTTTACGGGTCGAATAGCACGGCGATGTTCTATTCGTCTGATGATGTCTTGGATACGTCTATTCAGGACAATTTCACTGCCGCTCAGTGGCAGTGGAGACAGGCTGCGGCTTCAATCGCAGTCACGGGCAGGATCGAACTCCAGAACGCGGGAAAGGCTCAGGTAATCGATTACGCGAAAGCGCAGATCGACAACGCCCTGGCTTCGCTGAAAGAGGTCATCGATCAGAAGCTATACGCTTCGGCTCAGTCTGGAGCGAACATCACGCCGTTGACCGACATCGTTAAGGCGTCGGGAACCGTTGGCGAAATCAACGGAACTACCAACGCGTGGTGGGATTCGACTGTCACGGCTTCCGGATCGTTTGCGGCCAGGGGTCTTTCCGACCTTCGGACGGCATGGGACACGGTGTCGGTGAAAATGCCTGCGGGCGGGCCGGACATCATCATCTCCGATCAAACTGCTTACGAGGCGTATGAGGCAGTTCTAGTGCCGACAATAAGGTACTCGGACGTGAGCATGGGCGATCTCGGCTTCTCGAACTTGAAATACAAGGAAGCGGTGTGGACTTGGGATCCGAACGCGACTTCGGGAGTTGTTTACCTCTTGAATTCCAAGGCGTTGGAACTCGTTCAGCATTCAAGTCGATTGTTCACGATCAGTGAGTGGGTCAAACCGGCTGCTCAGGACTTGAAAGTAGCTCAGGTCTTTTGGGCGGGCGAACTCACGACCAACAACCGGAGAAAACTGGCGTCGCTGACCGGAGTCACGGCATAATAAGGAGGATCTATGGCATTCAGCGCAACTGTTAGGGGTCAGACTTATAACGGCCCGTTCCACCGCACCATATGGGGGGAATGGACTGGAAGTGCCGGTGACGCAGCAGGATCGTTTGTTGTTGCGGGTAATGTGTTCAGGGCGGATTTCGTCAAATACGATCCGCTCGATCAGACTACCCAGATCCACGCAAGGGTCGGGATCAGTCAAACTGGAGCTATCTCAACGCTAACAATTGAGAACCAGGACACCGTTACAGCAGGGCATTTCTTTATTGATGTTTTAGGATGTTGAAGTAATTGGGTGACGGCACTCGGGGTTACTCGGGGAGCTTTCCAACGAGGGGTCAGGAGACGCGCCGGATGGCGCCGCACCCAAGGTTTAAGGGGTAAAGGCAGGTTTATTATGTTGTTTAAACAAGCAGCGCTCGGCGACGAGCGGGCTTTTATGACGATCAAAAACATGGAAGCGTCGAGCATAACGCTGGGATATGCTGTTAATCTTATGGTAGGGGCGGCCAGTGCGGCTTCATTTGATGGAACACAGGCGCTTATGACGGCGACGGGAGTGGCCGGTAATCTTCCTGGTTTTATCGGGATTGCGGTCAAGGATATTCCGACGACTCAATATGGGCTTGTGCAGTGTTTTGGGAATTGCGCTTCCGTGTTGATTTCAAACAGGGCGACTTCGGTCACAATCGCAACAGGAGATCCGCTGATTCCGTCGGCGGTGCCAGGGGCGCTTTCAAGCGGAGTGCCGACATACGCGGCCTCGGGGTTCAATTGGGTGATCTGTTCCAACGCGACCTCGAACACGTTGTCGTTGGCGGCTCCGGCGTATGTGTCGGGATTCATTCGTTGTCTTAAATAAATGACAAAAAAGGGGAAAGGCGAAAGTCTTTTAGATAAGTGGCTGGATCGGAGGTTGGGGAACTATCAAACCCCCAACCTCCGCAGCCGCATATTCTGGTGTGAATCATGCAGTCATTACAGGAATGCGAAACAGTTGGAAGCGGGAGTTTGCTTAACCCACCGGATGTGGGAGAAAAGCGAGACGATTCTGAACTATCTGAAAAGCCTCATCTAGAGAAAGTTCATAAGGTCGTCTTAGGTGTGATCCTAAAGGGACACACCCCTCCCCAGTCCTATCACGACCGGATGTTGATGTGGAAATATCTGGGCGGTCAGGAAGCCGTTGATTTTTACACAAGGAAAGATCCGCGATACGTATTCGCCATCGGAGCGGTCGGGGAAGTTCTCGCTCCGTTTGCCAGGGAAGTTCTGGCCGATGCGGCACTCACTTCCGGTAGTGATTATTTGTTTATGGTTGATGACGACATGATGGCTCCCCCCGATTTGTTTTACAAACTCGCGGCCCATGATAAGGACATAGTTGCGGCGCTGGCGTTCACAAGAAACCCCGATCATAGGCCGGTGATCTATGAAACGATTGAAGGTTACGATTCGGTGACAAAAAGCCGATACGGGATGACGAGGTTCGTCATGAACTACCCCAAGAATAAGCTTGTCGAGTGCGATGCCGTGGGGTTCGGCGCGGTGCTGATCAAGACCGAGGTTTTTAAGAAAGTTCCGAAACCGTGGTTTTTCGGGATGGCGCAAACCGGCGAAGACATCACGATCTGCATGAAAGCGAGGAAAGTGGGGTTCAGGGTGTGGATGGACACCTCGTTAAAGCTGGGTCATTTGGGGGCGCCGACGATTGTCACTGAGGAATATTCTGAAGTCTGGAACAAGTTGACGCCGGAGGAAAAGGACAAAACATACGGAAAATATCAGAAATATGAGACGGAGAACATGAAATGAACGCCGACATAATCATTCCCACGTGGAATAATTTGACATATCTCATTCCGTGTGTTGGCTCCATTCTCCAGAATACCGTGAGCGACCCTTTTCGGATCATCGTTGTCAACAACGGCGAACCCGAGCATTCAAAATGTTTCAAGGAAGATCCGAGGCTTAAGATCCTCCAGCAAACTGAAAACGTCGGCTGGGAAAGAGGGTTGGTTGCGGGGTTAAAAGTATCGGACGCTCCCTTCGTTTTGTTCATGAATGACGACACTTTCATACCGGCTTCAAGTTCGGATTGGCTGACAAGATTGTTGAGTCATTTCGACGAGCCTGATTGTGCGGCGGTGGGGCCGAGTTCAAATGTTGTCATGGGCAAGCAAAATATTTTTGCTCCTGTTCCTGAAAACCTGATTCGAGCCAAGTTCCTGATCGGGTTCTGCGAAGCGGTGAGAAGGGCTGATCTGGATGCGGTGGGAGGAATCGATGAATCCCTGCCTGGCGGAGACGATTTGGATTTATCCATTAGGCTTCGGGATTTGGGGAAACGGCTATTGATTGATCGTAACGTCTTTGTCTATCACCACGGGTTTAAAACAGGGGAAAGGGTCGAAGGCGGGCCAAACCAGACAGGCGGTTGGAATTCAATCGACAAAATCGAGCGGACGAACCACGCGTTGATCAGAAAACACGGACTGTTCAAATTCCTTGATCTATGGAACGACTATGGACTTTAAGAAACCGCGAATCTCTTTGTTTTACAACGTTCTGCCCCAAACGGGATTTAGAAATGATGGGGCCAACTTGTTCCTTCATTATAATTACAAGAAGTTGTTGGACGGAATGGACGCCTATTTTAACCCCGATCTCATCCAAAATGACACCGGAAATATCGTCTGCCTGTCTCCGCTAGATCCCCATCATCATATTGGAACATTCGATTTGAACGGACTCGTGGATTACGGCGAGGACGGGTTGGGGATTCCACTCGATTGGGAGATTCCGCACCCTAATTTTTATTGGATCGCCGACTCTCATCGGGGTTACGAATACCGTCTTAATCGGGCGAAACAGTTCGACACTGTTTTTGCCAGCCACAAGCCTTCGATTGAGAAGTTCATCAAAGACGGGATTCCCGCTGAGAAGATTCATTATCTTCCGTGGGCGGCGGAACCCATGGCTTATAAACCGTTCTCGATCATCGAGAAATGGGACTGGTGTTTCATCGGACATCTGACCCATTACGATAGGATTGCGCTCATGGATCGATTCTGTAAAGAATGGCCGGTCGGAGAGAAGGGGTATTTGGGTTGGCGACAAGGGGAGTTTGTGGGGCATAACGTTTTTGAAGACGCGGCCAGAAAATATTGCCAATCGAGGATCGTTTTGAACGAGAGCATTCAAGATGACGTCAATATGAGGGATTTTGAAGTGCTGGCTTGCGAGCGGTTACTTTTGCGTGAGGACATTCCAGGGATTCATGATCACTTCGAGGACGGGAAACATTTGGTTTTGTTTAAATCCATCGACGAAGCGGTGGAGAAAGCCAAATATTATCTGGCTCACGAGGATGAACGGAACTTGATTGCTGAGGCAGGATACAAGGAATTTTTGGACAAGCATACCTATATGCACCGTGCGAAGGAAATTTTGAAAGTATGTCTGGGGTGGGAACCGTGAATTATCCTCTTTTCCTATCGAATTATTTAAGGGTGATTTATTCTCAAAACGGAGACGAGACATTCGCTTTCTTGAAGATGGCGACACAGGGGTTGTCGAGCCCGAGAGTCGGGAAGCTGATCAACATGGCCGTTAGTTGCATGGAAGGAGAAGAGAGATACGTAGAGACGGGTGTTTTCACGGGGTATACATTGGCTTCGGCTGCTCATGGAAATATGAAAACCGTCTTGGGAATCGACAATTTCGATGTGAGCGGTGAGGACTCAAGTGTTGGGGTGGAGATGAACCCCGATTCGATCCGAGAGAAGTTGAAGAAGAACATGGAATACTTTTGCGTCGGAGGGCAGGTCATAGAAAGCGATTTCAGGGGCGTGAATTTGGACGGGGTTAAAACGGGGGTCTCTTATATTGACGCCCGCCATGATTACGTTACTGTGATCGATAATCTTACATGGCTGGAACCGTCTCTTGCGAAAGACGCGGTTATTATCCTCGACGATTTGGACTGTCCTGGGGTAGCGGAGGCGCTTTTGGACTGGCTGAAAGGCCACAAGGAATATGAACTTCTGTTTTTCTCGAAGTCTAAAGGGTGCATGAGCCGTGACGCGACGTATGACAAGACGTTTACCAATGGGTTGGCGGTCGTTCATTACAAGGGGAAAGAATGAAAACGCACTTCGATCAGGGAATTAATTTAAGAAAGATGATTTTGGAAATGAAGCCCAAGGTTATCCTGGAATGCGGAGCGGGGAACGGCGACTGCACGGTTCTCCTGGCTCAACTGTTTAATGATTATCCGTTTGAATTTCATGTGGTTTCGGACAAAATGGTGGACGGTCTCGACCCGAAAATTAAATGGCATATCGGGCTCAGCTACAATGAACTTCATAAGTTTGAGGATAAGAGCATAGATTTGTGCATCATTGACACCGACCATAATTTTTGGACTTTGACCAAGGAGTTAGAGGCCGTTTCTCCGAAGATAAGCGAGGGCGGAGTTATCGTCTTCCATGATGTTGATATGTTTTACCACGACACGGGGATGGCGATGAGCTACTGGAACGACGAGCCGTATCCAGAGAAAGAGATTTTAAGAATGTCTCATTACGGCGGAGTCGGTCTCGCGCTTCTTAAATTTCTTGCGAATAACGGCGACAAATATAAATTGGCGGGCTGGACGAACGAAAACATGGGCGCGGCGGTGATACAGAAAAAGACGATAGCGACGGTGAGAATTGTCACTCCGGCGAGCAATCCGCCGTTCGCAAAACCCTATGGGGGAAAAGTGGAAGTGGGGGACACGGTAGAAATATGAACATGGACTGCTTTTTAAAACGGTTCGCCGACATTTTGTGCAACGATAAGAACGACGATATTTTCAACACGATTAATATCATCACCGGAGGAACCACGTCGTCGAGGATTTGTAAGCTTCTTAATTTCGCTGTTTCTCAATTGGACGATTCAGAATGCTATGTGGAGGTGGGGGTGTATTTGGGAGCCAGCCTTTGTTCAGCGGGATTGAATAATGAAAAAACGTGCATCGGGATAGACAATTACAAACATGATGCCCCAGAATTTATCAACAAAAAGGTGGAGGGAGTACGGGATCGGTGTCTTCACAATATTCGTTCTTTTTCTTGGAGGGCAGAACTTATTGAGAAGGATTTTCGGGACGTGAAGGCGGAGGAAATCGGAAAACCGGTCGGGGTCTCGTTTATTGACGGTAAGCATGATTTTGAAGATGTGACCAAAAACTTGGAATGGCTGGAACCGCTTTTGGCGGACGACGCTATTATCGTTTTTGACGATATCAATTATTACAAAGTGGCGGACGCGCTTGGTAAATGGCTGGATTCACACGCGAAGAACTATGAATTGATTTGTTATTTAAAGCCGTTTTATAAAGATTGTAATTACATCTCTTCTGTCTACGAACGATTCCTAAACAATGGGGTTGCCATTGTTCGGTACAACAGAAAAGGAACCGTGAACTGGGTTTTACCTGGCCCAGTAGAGGTCAAACCGTGAAGCCTATTTGCCTGATTATTCCGCCTTCCCCTTTTCTCTTGGACGAACGGGTATTTATGAGTTTGGGGATTTTGAGAATCGCCGCCGTTTTGGAAAGAGAGGGGATTCCGGTTGAGGTTCTCGATCTTTCGGGGATTCAGAATTACACAGACGCATTAATGTTCCACGCGGGACATTCCGAAACCGAGTTCTATGGAATCACCGCCACAACGCCGCAAATGCCCTCCGCTTCTCTTTTGGCCGGTATTATAAGGAGAACCAAACCGGAAGCTAGGATCATCCTTGGCGGGCCGCATCCTACCCTTGTTTTGGCCGCTTGTAAGAAAGAGAAGGTGCTAGGAAGGGCGTCAAGGGCCAGGGAAGAGTTGAATAAAACTTTTGATGTGATTGTGGCCGGTGATGGAGAACAGGCTATTTTCAAGGCGATGGAACCGAACGCCCCTAAATGGATTGACGCCGATGATCCGAAGGGGCTCCTTTTTCTCACTAGTGAGGAATTGACCCAGCTTCCTTTTCCTGCCCGTCATTTGGTGGACGTTGAAAGCTACCATTATTATGTGGACGGGGAGCGAGCGACATCTTTAATCGCTCAACTCGGATGTCCTTTTGGCTGCGGGTTTTGCGGGGGGCGCAATTCCCCGATGCTTAGGCGGGTTAGGATGAGAACGACAAAAAGCGTTGTTGATGAGGTTATTTCCCTTTACAGAGATTACGGGGTCAAGGGATTCATGTTCTATGACGATGAACTCAACGTGAATCCGAGAATGATCGAGATGATGAACGAGATCGAGCGCGCCCAAAAGGAACTGGGTGTTCAATTTAGATTGCGGGGGTTCTTGAAATCTCAATTATTTACCGATGCCCAAGCCGAGGCGATGGTCAAGGCGGGGTTTAGGTGGGTTCTGGTCGGGTTTGAATCCGGAAGCGAACGTATTTTGACGAATATAAACAAAAGATCAACCCAGTCGGAGAATACCAGGTGTGTTGAGATCGCCAAAAGACACGGGCTCAAGGTGAAAGCTCTTATGTCTATCGGCCATCCAGGTGAAAGTTTGGAGACTTTGAAAGAAACGCGGGACTGGCTGATCTTGAACAAGCCCGATGATTTTGACGTGACGATTATCACTCCCTACCCTGGTTCTCCTTATTATGACGATTCGGTTCAAAACGAGAAAGGAGACTGGGTTTACACTTATCCTAAGACCGGCGACAAACTTTATTCAGAGGAAGTGGATTATTTTAAAACCGCTGATTATTACAAAGGCGATCCGAACGGTGGGTACCGATCCTACGTTTACACCGACACTCTTTCTAAGATTGATTTGGTAATGGAACGGGACAAGATGGAATTTGGAATAAGGCGGGAATTAAATATTCCTTTTAATCCTTCAGTGCCAGCCGTTCGGTTTGAGCATTCAATGGGGCAAACGAGCCTCCCGCCGATTATTTTGAAGTCGTCAAATAAAATTAAGGGGGTAGTTTATGGCTCTAGTTAGGTTATGCGGACATTTCGTCGATAATCCGAATCACATTGATAAGTTGATCTGTATCAAAGGTCTGCCTGAGAATTTCTTCTTCCGGCCCTGTCGTTTAGGGGGGAAAGAACTCGTCCCGCCATGGAAACCGGATGTTGAATCGACCATTCCTCAGAGTATTCGTCATTTGTGCGAAGAACAGGAAATAAAAATTATTTACTCTCCTATTGAGAAAGGAAAAGAGCCGGTTGTTGATACGGTAAAAATAATCGGATTGAGGTTGGATTTCGGTACCGAGCCAGGCCAGGAAATGTGGGCGAAGATTGAGCGTTACCTGGAAAAATCGGTGTCGAGAGATCAGGCTGTTCCGAAACCTGTTTTATGCGCGCCGAATCAAAAATCAGAGTTTAATCCTCATGAAGCGAGACGGACGGTCAGGGGATCGCTGGAATTCCGGCCCGCCGAGATTCCGGTTATTGACTTGAGGCCGACTTTGGCGCCGGAAGTTCCATTGGTTTCTCAACCCGCTATTCAGACTGCTTCGGTAAATACTTCGGTTCCTGCATGGCATTGTAAAAAATGCCCCACTCAATTCACCGACTTGAAGTCGTTGCGGGTTCACAATTTAAGGGGACATCGAAAAGTTAAAGAAAAAGTAGGAGTTTAAATTATGCCAATACCTTATTCATGCGGAGCGACAAGGCTTGCCGCGTCAGCAGATGTTAGTGACGCTGGAAAGCCTGTTTTAATTTGCGGATATGGGGTCGAATCGGGGGCGACTGCGGCCCAACCTTATTTCAATAATGGAACGGCGGCTGTTCCAGGAACAACCGTGTTTCGACCCGGCCCAATTACGGCCAGTCAAGGGAATATTAGTCCTCTCGCTGCGGTACCCGTTATGTTCCCGACGGGTTGTTACGTCAGTTTTGACGCGAACACGACGGCAGTGACTGTTTTTTATGCTCTTCAGTCTGTAACGAGTTAAAAATAAATTTAAGGGGTAGGAAGGTGGACAAGTGGCAAATTTGGCGTTCTCGGATTTACTTCTGGAGGTTTTTGCCCATACGGGCTTAGATTCAACGGATGCGACCAACACAGCGAATGCGACCCGCTGGTGCAATTACGTCCAGCAGGATATTTGCGCTCGGTGGCCGTGGCCGTTCATGCAATCAAGAGAAGCGATTGTCACTGTCAAAGATTATTCGACCGGAACGGTCAGCGTAACCTCGGGTTCAACGACCGTCAACGGAACCCTCACCGTCTTTACTACGACGATGGCCGCCGGTCAATACTACATTCAATTTCAGGGCTCCAACGACTGGTACAAAATAGCGACCCGTGTTTCCGACGTTCAGATCACCATCGAGCAGGCTTATGCGGGAACCGCCAATCTCACCAACGGCACTTTTATCGTCAGGAAGTTCTTTTACAGCCTCTCCTCTTCCTGTGACCGGATCGTCGATATACGAAACTGGGCCACACCGCTTAAGATGTTCGAGGTTGATCCCCGAACACTGGACGATCTCCGTCCCTTGGTTCAATCCACGAACAGTTCCTATGGTTATTTGTGCTGGGGCGTTGACACCGCGGGAAACATTCAGGTTTCTCCCTATCCGTTTCCGTCGGACGCAAGGGTTTTGGAACTCCGAACGATGACGCGCCCAACCGACGGATCGGTAAGTATCCCGAACAAATACGCTCATGTCATTGCGTGGGGCGCTGTCGCCGTCGGGTTCGCTTTTATGAGAAAGCTTGAACTCGCTGGAGCGTGGAGCAACAAACTGGAACAACGGCTTTCCGAGATGCGGTCTGAATACCGGATGTCGGAGGACGAACAGCCGATCATGAGATCGATAGATTCGGTACAGCGGGCGAAGTGGATACAGATGCCCGAAAGTTACCCTGTGATAACGAGCGGATGATATGACAACTCTCGGCCCTTTTGGATTTGACGGCGGATGGAACACGAAAGCGTCGGCTATTACTTTGCCGAAAGGGCAGATGCCCGACGTTCAAGATACTCAGTTGTATTACGGCGATCTCCAAAAAAGACGGGGATCAGTTGTTGTCGGATCGGCTTTAACCGGAGCGCCCGCTGTTCATGGTCATGGTCAGTGGCAAAGCGCGGCGGGCCAACAGTACGCGATTAGAACGGGCGGAACTTATTTTCAGAAGATGGAAGATTTAGACGGAACATGGGACAATATCACGGGTGCCGTTACAATAACTTCCGGCCAGGATAATCAGAGTTCATTCGCTTCATTGAACAACATTCTTGTCCGGTGCGGAGGAACGACTCCCGACGCTCCAATTAAGTGGACGGGAGCGGGTAACGCGGACTTATTAGGAGGATCTCCGCCTTCGGGCAATCTTTTGACCGTTGCCAACAATTTCATGTTTCTTTCCGGAGTGGTGGCTGTTCCTTCCCGTGTTTACTGGTGTAATGTGAGCGATCCTGAAACTTGGACAGCCGCGAACTGGGTTGATTTCCGTCCTTCCGACGGAGATCGGGTAACGGCGCTTGTTCCACTGCTTCAGAACCTTATTATTTTTAAAAAAAGAACCTTCGGACAGTTGTGGACGATACCGCCTTCAGGATCGGCCTCAGTGACACTCGGCCCCCTGACTCAAATCAAGCAGGGGTTGGGATGCGTCGGAGGCCAAGCCATAGACGTGCTATCCGACGGATCGGTGGCTTTTCTCGGATCGGATGCCCATGTTTATATTTACGACGGGTCAAACCTGACGGACATTTCCGATCCTCAGCCGCCGACTCCATCGATCCAGCCGACGCTGGACGCGCTCGGTATCCTAAGGCTTCCTTATTCGGTTTTAAGATCATATCCGACGAGGAAACAGATTTGGATCAGCGTGTCTAATGGATCGTCTCCGACGCATAACCTAATTCTCATTTACGATATTGTGATGAAATCATGGGCAAAATTCTCGAACATCAACGCCAACGCAATGGGGATTGTCAACGACACAAGGACAACCCCCAACCATCCTTACGTCATGCTGACGGGAAATTATTCGGGGAATTCTTACGAGCAGGACAATGGATTCGTCAACCCAGAAAACGCGACCACCGCAATTGACGGGTACGGGACGGTCTCGCTTCAACTTTCGGGTGATGCGACCGATTTCATTCCCCGATCTCTCATGGTTTCCTACGAAAGCCAGACCGGAGGATCGATTGAGGTCAATTACGGATACAACGATTTCACGAACACCAGCAAGACCAAATCAGTCAGCATGGTTCCCAGCGGAGGAGCGTTGGACGCCTTTGTTCTAGGAACCGATGTTTTAGGAGGAGTTGGATATTTGAGGAAAGCGGTGATTTTAAATTCACAGCAAAAGACTTCTTCAATTCAGGTTCAATTCAGAAACAGGAACGGGGGAGAGGATTTCACGATTCACCCTTTTTATTTGAGCGACGAGGTTCTGACATGAGCCAAATTGGCCGATTAACCACATGGGCGAGTATGCAGACCTTTAATATGCCGACGCTAAACGCCGAGTTTGAAAACATTATTAATTCCTGGAACAACCATGATTCAGGGGGAACGCATTGGAATTTTGTCAACATAAAAGGCGGGACGACTTTCGACAATAGTGCCGGAATTTTGTTCACCAGTTTAGACGGGCTTAAGTTGTCTCAGATCCGTTATTTGACGAACAATTTTGTGATTGAGGGAGATTCCACCAATGGAATCAATCTTCATGCGACTAAAATATGCTTAGGAGAAACGGGCGGAAGTTACGGGGGGGGATTGAAAGTCATTTCCATCCCGAACGCATCCGCTGAACCGACTTCAGATCCCACTGGCGGCGGGATTTTATGGGTGTATGGAGGGGCTTTGAAATATAGAGGATCTTCGGGGACGGTAACAACCGTGGCCCCAGCTTAAAGGAGAAATTTAATGGCAACAATAGCAAGAGCGACGACATGGTCTTCAGCGCAGGTTTTGACGGCGGCGGCCCTGAACGCGGAATTCGACAACATAGTGACCGCTTGGAACGCGGCGGACGGAGCAAGTTCGATATGGGCAAACGTGAATGCCACCACTTTCAAAAAAAGCGGGTTCACGGGAATTATTCCCCTTCAACTTATTCTGGCTACATCAACGACTGCTTTTTCAACGACGTCTGCAACCTATGTTAATACCAATCTAACGGCCTCAATCACACCTAAATCTACGTCGAGCAAAGTCTTGGTTATGGCGATGGGTTATTTAGGTGATGCCGGAGCAGATACGGCTTACGCGACTTTGGCCCAAGGGGGAGCCAATATTCTCGCGGCTAGCGGCGGAGCGGTTATCGACGTTGGCGGTGCCAGTATAAGCAGACCCGTGACCCTAATTTACTTGGGCAGTCCGGCCAGCACGAGTGCGGTGACATATTCCGTCCAAGTTAAAAATTCGGCAGGAGCCGTGACGGTTAGTTTCGGAGCCACGGGGATGACACAGGTAATGATTTTGGCGGAGTTTTTATGATTGATTTTGAAAAAGAATTGGCTGAGGCAAAATTGAGGACTGAGTATTTGCTGGCTGAATATAATAAGACATTAGGAGCAATCAGTTTCATTGAATACATGAAA